GTGAGGGCAGGGAGGAGCATGTTCATTCATGTGACTCCTAAAGTCACCAGCTGGTCGAATTTCTCTTCCTTTTATAGCGCGGTCGCGAGGTCGCGTTGAGGATGAGACGACTATTATCATAATGTAGGAAAATTCGAGGAGAGGCGTGTGTCCCGATAAGGGAAACGACATTATGTCGTAACTCGCCTTCTTCCGAATCTCCGAAACCAGTTCCTTCAGTGGTGTGTAACACACCTATATCTGTTTGAACCAGCTTACCGTACAACCACTTTGGTTTTATTGGTATCTCTACATCATTCAATAACAGTTGACTACTGGCTTCCCTCATTCTGTTGGATCGCTCTTCCCAAGGAAGTGATGCGTATCCTCTAGAGACTTTTGTCTCTAGTTCCCAGAATGAGCTGTATCTCTGACTATCAGAGATTTTTCTCAGTATGTCGTCAATGGGATACCACCCTTCCCGCTCGGCAGCTTTAAGCTTGTCGCGGTAACGGGTTCCTATTGGAACAAATGGGTCAATTTGATCCATTGTCGCTGTTGGAAGGAATTCTTCAATTAACTCCCGATAGATACTATCGTCGGTTAATTCGAGTCCTCGTGTAAAGTTGCGAGATGTGGACCAACGGGCTAAGATTTTCTTAGCATCGTAGTTGTCCTTTTCCCTTGCGGTTATCAATTGTTGATGCCATAAGGGTAGTCTCTCAGCAACGAGGCTCGGTTCGACACCAGGAAGCCCAAGGCCTCCCCATTCGAACGGAAGAAAAAGCTGCGGTCCAGATTCGATGAAGGTATGCATATTCCTTAGGAATAATGCAATCATCGGAATCTTGACGTTTGTAAAGTCACTCCAAGAGTATTCTTTTGCAAACTGTTTCGCTTTACCGTAGGCAGGATTTGTCTCCATATCTCCTCTCCCAGACTTAGTCTCAGGAGAGAGTAGTCGCGGCTTCGGGATAGAAAGCTCACCGTTATCGGCGGTCTTTCGTATATCCAGTAGCTGCTGACAGTACAGCAAGCTGTACTTGAAGACTCCCCACTTATCAATCGAAGGAACCATTGTGGTTATCTTCGAGGCTGTGGCATATCCTTTAAGGATATCCAATTCATCGCTAGCGTCGATTTGATCGTCGCCAGCGGTTGCAAAGTGTTTGCTTGACTTTCCACGATGCGCGTAGCAATTTGCTACTTTCGCAAGGAAGGTCAGAACAATCTTCGTCCCTGGTTCTCCCATGAGGCATCCGGTATTTGTCACAATGACATCACCGTCCTCTTCGAGAATTCGTGGACTTAGAAGGGCTTTAACATAGCCAACGCAATAGTTGTTGTTATCGGCGTTTAAAACGCTTAACAACTCCAACATTGCTACTCGACCTGCAACGTGATCAATATGATCTGTTGCTTTGTCGAAGTCGCCGACCATTACATACTCGGGAAGGTGTTCAGTTCCGAATGGCTTGAGCCATTCGTGGAGCTGATACCCTGCACCGAGACCTGCCCTAAGGGCAGGGTCGGACTCCAATAGCTCACGCATGGCGTGTGCAAATGGTTGTCCGTATGTGATGAATGCGGCCATACTTTTAGTAGCAATTCGAACCTTGAAACCAGGCTCGCCTACGGCGATCCTGGTAACAGGCATAGGTTTCCCAGTGGGCATTCCCTGACTGTCAAGGTAGCCGTTGTCTTTGAGTGTAATGAACGACCAAGCGAGTAGTTGAAAACCAACTCGCTCTTGTTCACCGTACACAAAGTCCTCTGTTAGCAGACCAGTTGAAGTTTTCACTCCGGACGGTGGTTCTGTAGGAGTGTCAAACCCTGGGGGTTTGACAGTCATCCATAATGGAAGACCTTCCGTAAGAATCACAGACTCGCCGGTGGGAAGAACAATTGTTTCACTCTTACTTGAGACTGACATAAGCCAGTCTCTAAGTTGAGTTAAAACATAAGTTCTTCGACCACCCTCTGACCGAGTTGCTTCATAGCAACTAGTGTTAGAGATCGAGATGTGTCCAGATCGTTTCTTAAACCATGTATCTTTAACAGTGCCGAATATTTCGGTAGCTGCGATGTTGGAGTACTCTTTGAGAGTCTCAAGTTCGTCAACCGAAGGGACAATCCCTTTTGTTAAGGTGGCTGTATGATCATTAAGAGCTTCCGTTTGGGCGATTAAATCGCCTGCAGGAAGACCTCTTTTGTCTTGCAAACACCTACAGCGAACTCTTTCTTCATCAGTAAGATCCGATGGTTCCTTCTCCAACCAAGTGCCTGCCGGCAGCGCTGGCATCCACGTCTCCCATTGTGGGATCGGTTGGACGGCCCCTCCATAATGGAGGGTTAAGAAAAGAGAAAACTTCGACCATTTCTTGCATATTGAATGAATTGAGGAGGTTGATACAACCTCATGTACACATAGCTTCCACCATTTGATTTTAAATCTAGTGGTGTGATAAGTGTCTTTGCTGAAAGAAAGTGTTAAACACGTATCTATCCATTGCCAGACTCTAATGAATTTCATTATTGTCTTGCAGCTTGAATGTAGCAGATACCGATAAGCCCTTCGTACGCCCTTGAGGTGTATTAGTGGGTGTCTCGGTAAAAGATACCTCCGGTCCTGTTGGCGAAGAAACCCTTTGGGTTTCCGCGTCAAGTAACCGTCAAGCCTTTCCCGACTCTTTAGTCGGGGTAAAATGCACGAGGTGACCTCTGTCAGTCGTTCGATAATCGAACCATCCGACAGAGCAGCTTGGAAACTATCCAAGTCAAACACACTCGTGGAATGAACTCCTGCTCCAACACTCCCAAGTAGGCTCACACCTAGTGGGCTGAGGGTTGGAAACATAGAGACTATCTCTGTGAAGGCATTCTGCGTTCGAG